CGCGCGTGAACAACCGCGACCAGCGTGCGTCGAAGGAAATCAGCCGCGCCGAGCTGTCGGCGATCCGCGCGCGCATCTACCACCCGCCTGGGACGCCGGCCTACGAGAACTGCACGCTGCTGGTGATGCAGTTCACGGCCAGCGCGGGCCTGTCGGCCGCGAGCAATCGCCGCATCAAGGTCGACTGCACGCGCAAGCTCTACGACCCTGGTGCGTTCCAGACCTACGCCACGTCCAACCCGGCGCTGATGGCCTATGACGCCTACACCAACACCGAGTACGGCGCGGGGCGTCCGGCCACGGAGTTCGACCGGCCGAACTACATGCGCCTGGCACCGCAGTGGGACGCGGTCGGATTCAACGGCGTGTTCGACCAGCCGACCACGCTGATCGAGGCGCTGCAGGCGGTGCTGACACCCGTGCGCGCGATGCCCCTGCCTATCGGCTCGACGCTGTCGGTCGCGCAGGACGCACCGCGCTCGCGCGCGTATGTGTTCGGCCCGGAGACGATCTGCGACGGCAGCACGGCCATTGGCTACAACTTCGACGGCATGGACCAGCCCGATTGTCTGGAGGTCATCTACACCGACCCGGACACGTTCGCCGACGCGCGCGTCTACTACCCCAGCAAGGGAGTCAACCCGGAGACGGTGGAACTGTTCGGCTGCACCTCGCAGGCGCACGCCAGCAACTGGGCGAAGCTGCGCTGGCAGGAGCAGTTCTACAACCGCAAGACCGCGCGCTTTGAGTTGGAGGGCGAGGGCTACCTGCTGCAGCCGCTGACGCGGTTCGGCCTCACGGTGCCGGCGCTCGACTGGGGCACCGGCGGCATCGTGGAGAACTACAACGCCACCGAGCGACTGGTGTCGCTCGACACCCCGATCCCGGACAACGCCGGCGCGGTCATCTACTTCAAGGCCGAGGACGGCACGCTCGGCAACCCGGTGGCCTTCACGCGGCAGACGGATCGCGTGATCCGCCTGGGCAGCACGCCGACGGTGACGATCAAGCACGGCGACCAGTCCGGTGATGGCACGCGCTGGGTGCTGGCGAATGCGACCGAACAGTTCTTTGAGTTCTCGGTGGTGAATCTGGAGGCGGCCGGTCCGATGCGCGTGCGCGTCACCGGCCAGCAATACACGGCGGCCAAGTACGTCGGCACGTTCCTCGAAAACTGGACACCGTAGCCATGGCAACCACACTTCCCGTTTGGCCCGTCAACCTGCCCCAGCCCGACCGCGATGGTTACGGTTACGAGCTGGCGTTCGGCCTGCTGCGCACGCAGATGCAGGGCGGCACCGTTCGCCAGCGCCGCAGCGTGTTCAACATGCGCGGCACGTTCTCGATGTCATTCCGGATGAACACCGCGCAGCTCGGCATCCTGCAGGTGTTCCTGGACAAGTTCGGCTATGGCTGGTTCGCCATGGATCTGGTGTCGGGCGCGGCGCGCGTGTGGCGCGTGAAGTCCGATTGCCTGCTGCACCGCGTGCGATTCATCTCGGATCCGTCGCACGCAATGATTGGGCCGAACCTGTGGCGCGTCACGCTGGCGGCCGAGGTCGAGGCGATGAGCGATCCGCGCGCTGATACCGCTGTCGGCGACTTCACCCTGGTCGACGACGTGACGCCTGAGTTTGTCGACGAACTGGTCGATTGGGACACCTTGAAGCTCTGAGGAGAGCCACCATGGCACAGCACGATTACTCCATCGCCAACGCGACCGGCCTCAACTTCCGCACGGACATCAACGCGGCGATGTCGGCCATCGTGACGCAGAACAGTGGCAGCTCCGCGCCGGCTCCCGCGTTCCCCGGCATGCTCTGGCTGGACCTGAGTGGAGGCGGGGACGGCATCATGCGTCGCCGCAATCAGGCGAACAACGCCTGGCTTACCGACATTGGTGTCGACCAGACTGCGCGCAACGCTGCCGCAGCCGCGCAGGCGAAGGCCGACCGCGCGCTGCTACGCGATGGCACCGCGACGGTGGCCGAACGCACGATGGCGTTGCCCATCGTCCTGCCGAACACCGTGCCGGCCGGTCACGAGGCGGTTAGCCGCACGCAGGCGGATCTGCTCTATCAGGTGAAGTTGCCGGCGACCACGGCCGGGTCGCTCCTAGTTGGCGCGGCCAGTGGCTGGGCCGCCGTGCTGCCACCGGCGGCCGACGGCGGCCTCATCGTGCAGTCGGGCGGGGTGCCGATCTGGCAGGCCCCGGCGACGGTTGCCGCGCCCAACTCCATCGTCAAGACGAAGTCGGACGGCACCATCGACGCTTCGTTCATTCCCAGCGTCGCGTCCGGACTCAAGTACTGCGGCACGTTCAAGCCGGTGGTCAACGACGAGTACCCTGCGGCCGGCGACAATGGCCACGGTGCCGGTGGCGCACCAGCCATCGGCGACTTCTGGGTGGTCGATGGTTTGACGACCGGCGGCTACACCTATCTCACCGGCAGCCTGGCGGGCGTCACCGTCTACAACGGCGACTCCATCGCTTACGACGGCGTGAAGTGGTTCCGCATGGGCAACACGGTCGACCTGGCCGGTTACATGAAGCTCGACGGCTCCACGGCGATGGCCGGCGACCTGAACATGGGCTCGCACGCGATCAACAACATTTCGGGCCTGGTCGGGCGCGCGGGTCCGCAGGTGCCGCTGTCGAATTTCTTCATCGACCAGACGTCGATCCTGATCTCCCCGCAGCGTGGCACGACGGGTGCCGATCTTCCGGCAATGGCTACCGGGCAGATCGGCACCGACCTGGGGCGTGTGCAAATCTTCGTCGGCGCGGGCGGCGCTAACGTCGGACTGTTGGCGGTCCGCTTCTTTAGTGCGACCGCATCCTACGCAACGGGCGAGTATGTCTGTGCGCCGGATGGAAGAATGTATCGAGCGAAGCAGGCCATCAGCGCGGGCGCGTTCACGGCCTCGCAATGGTCGGCTGTGATCGACTCGCAGGGAGGCACGTTCACGGGGCCGATCACCGTTGATGCCAACACCGCGCAGATCATCATCAAGAACGGGGCATGGACCTACAACTTCGCGCTTGGGAGCGATGGCAAGTTCTATCTATCCGACACGGCCAACAGCACCTATGCATGGTTCTACGAGGCAACCACCGGAACGCGTTTCCGTGGTCGTGTCATGGCGGACGCCGACCTGTTTACCAAGTCGGGTTTCGTGTGCAGCGAGGCGGGCCACATCGTGCTTGCCGTCAACACGACGACCGCCGCTCCGGGCACGGTCTACTTGCGCCCCAACGGAATCAATGAGGCGCTTGGTCAGGCCATCCTGCGCGGCACAACCGGGCAATTCGAAACCGCTGGCGATCTTTACAGCGGCGGCAAGGTGGTCGCTACCAGTGGCGTTTTCGCCAGCGGTATCGGCTCAACGATTGTTGCAAACAACAGCGCCGGCACTATCTACCTGCGGCCGAACGGATCAGCTTCCGCCGCTGGTGAGCTTACTGTTGGAGCATCCGGGCAAGTGGTCATCAACGGTTTCCTCTTCAGCACCGTTGGCGAGTTTCGTTCAATCGCGGGTGCGACCGTGCTTGGCTGCAACGGCGGCAATATCTACTTCCGCCCAAACTCCGACGCGACAAGCCAAGGTGTCTACACGGCTAGCGGCAATCTTTCGATTCCCGGCACCATGTCGGCCGCCAACGTCCCTGCCAGCGATGAACGCCTAAAGGAAAACATCACGCCGGTTGCCACGCGCGACCTTTCCTCGCTTGCATCGCTGTTCAAGGCATTCAACTTCATCGGCCAGACTGCACCGCAGCGTGGCCCGCTGGCGCAAGACGTGCTCGCCGTCGCCCCCGAGTATGTTATCGAGTACGAGTGCATAGACCCTGCCTTCGAATTCGACACGCTCGCCGAAGGCGAGTCGCCGCCCATGGTCATGCGTTACACGCTCAACTATGGCGGCCTGGCCATTGAGATGGCGCTCAATGCATTGGATCGCATCGCTGCAATCGAAGCCGCAATGGCGGCACCACCCCCCACGAGGACCAAGCAATGAACCCGAACGAAGCTCTGCAGTACCTGTCGCAGGTCGGTGGCGACTTCGCGCGCACCCTGGCACCGTCTGCGCAGGGTCCGACGATCATGGCGATGAACCAAGCGCTCGCTGCGCTGCAGCCGCTGGTTGAGCAGGCGATGGCACCGCGTCCGCTCGCGGTCGACGTCGACCTGCCGGATGGCGTCAAGGCGATCCGTCCCGCGTCGCCGCCGCCGGGCCAGCCGGCACCCTGATCGCAGGCAAAATAAACCCGCGCCGGGCTAGG